GGTAGAAGTTAAAGCTGAAGAAGTTGTAGAGGTTAAAGAACCTGAATACGCAACTAAAGAAGAGTTTAGTAAATTATCTAACCAAATCACAGAACTAAGTGCTACTTTCACTAAAGAGAAAGAAGAATTAGAAGCTAAGAATGTTGAATTACAGAAGCAAGTGGATGAAAAACCAGATGCTGAAAAAATAGTACATTCTCCAGAAGTAAAAGAAGTAAATTTATCAACAACGGAGAATAGAATACTCCATGCAATTCAAAAAAACAAATAAAATATGGCAACAACAGTAACAGTTGGATCAAATTACGCTGGTAAGGTAGCTGGTGAAATTATAGGTGCTTCATTTAAAGAAGCTGACACTTTAAGATTAGGATTATTAACGGTAACGCCTAATGTTAATTACAAACTTAATTTAAGAAAAATAGCTTATACAGATGGAACTGTAGATTACTCTTGTGGTGATTTTACTCCAGCAGGAGCTATTACACTTTCTGAAAAGGTTTTAACACCTGAAAAAGTAATGAATAACTTCCAAGTATGTAAGGAAGATTTTAGACAAACATGGTCTGAGGATGGATTTGGAGCTTCTGCTCACAATGATATGATGGCAAGTGATATTTCTGAAGCTATTTTAGCGGAAGTTATGAAATCACAAGCTGAAAAAATTGATGATGACATTTGGAATGGTTTAGCAGCTACTACTGGTGAATTTGGTGGTTTTATTGAGCAATTTGCAGCAGATGGATCAATTGTTAAGCCTACTCAATTAGGTGCAGCAATTACAGAAGCTAATGTTGAGTCTGAATTAAAAAAAGTTTTAGCAGCAATTCCTATTTCTTTAAGACGTAAAGATTTAAACGTTTTAGTATCTCCTGATGTATTTCAATCTTATTGGTTCTACTTAGTATCTAAAGGTATTGCTTGGAACGGTACAGCAGATGAAAAACAAGCTAAATTTGGAAAATATACATTAACAGAAGTTAACGGATTACCAGTTAATACTATTATTGTTTATGAAAAATCTAACTTAGTATTTGCAACAGGTCTTTTATCAGATCAAAATGATATTAGAGTAGTTGATGAAGATGAAATTGGACTTTTGACAGGTCAAGTAAGAGGTAAAGTAGTTTATAACGCTGGTGTAGGTTACTATAATAGTGAAGATATTGTTTATTACGTATCTGTATAATTAAACATTTTTAATAATAATATAAAGGGTAGGTAGTTTTGTCTGCTTACCCTTTTTTAAAACCAATATAAATATGGCTTGTGATTTAACAACAGGAAGGGGAAAGGGTTGTTTCGATGCTTTAGGAGGTATTAAAAAAATGTTTGCTACTACTGATGATTTAGGTGCAATTACTTTCGATGTAACAGATACAGACGTTATTACAACGTTTGCTGGTGCTCCTGAGTTCTTTGAATTTGATTTAAAAGGAAATAACAATACATTTGATGCTGGTACTATAACTAAAGATATTAGTAATGGAACATCATTTTTCGCACAGTCTTTAAACGTTTTTTTACCGAAACTTGACAAGGCTACACATAAAGAGGTAAAGTTATTAGTATGGGCTAGTCCTACTATTATACTTCAAGACTATAATGACAATTATTTAGTAATGGGGTTAAAGAATGGTGCTGATGTAACAGGTGGTACTATTTTAACTGGTGGAGCTAAAGGTGACGCTGCTGGTTATACTTTAACTATGACAGCTGAAGAAGCTACTCCAGCTAATTTCTTAGATGTTGACATACCAACAACAACAGCTACAATTAGTGCGGTACAAATAACACCTTAATTTTAATTTTTCTTTCATAATGTTTTAAACCACTTCTTAATCGAGGTGGTTTTTTATATTGTAACAAATAGAAGTAATTATAGTTATATTAGTATGAAGATTTTATTAGAAAGTGCATCTGCACAAACATTAAATTTCATTCCTAGAGAATTTGTATCATTGGTTAATTATACTATAACTAATGAAGAAACTAATACAAGTATTTCAGATACAAATATATCAACAACTACTAACGGTGGATATTTAGAAATTACAGAAATATTTACACTAAAAGAAGATGTTTTTTACAATATAGACATAACAAAAACAGATAATACACTAATTTTTAGAGGTAGAATCTTCTGTACAAACCAAAATATAGATACTTTTAGTATGAATGATGGAGAATTTGTAGAAGATACAACTAAAGATAATACATACGTAATATATGGACAGTAAAGAAAGTAGAATAAGTATAGTTAATTTAAGTAATTACGTACAACCAGAAATAAAAGAAGTGCCTAGTAAAAAATACGTTACTTATGGTACTAAAAATAGCTATTTTCAATATTTAATAGATAGAAGTAGAGGAAGTGCTACAAATGGTGCTGTTATCAACTCTGTTATAGATTATATTTTTGGAGAAGGTTTAAATGATGAATCTTTTTATGATACCATTCCACAAGATGATATTAAAAGACTTGTAAACGATTTAAAAAGAATGGGACAATGTGCTATTCAATTACAGTATTTCGGTGGTAGAAAGTCTGTAAAAGGGTCACATATACCTGTAGAAAGTTTAGCAGCTGAAAAAGCAGATGAAAAAGGTATTATAAATGCTTATTATCATTCAAGAGATTGGTCTAAGGTTAGAACTATATCAGATTTAGATAGAATACCTACTTTTGAATCTAAAGAAAAAGCTGGTGTAGAGATACTTTATATAAAACCATATAATAGCGGTTTATTTTATTATAGTACAGTAGATTATCAAGGAGGTTTACAATATGCAGAGTTAGAAGAAGAAGTTGGTAATTATCATATAAATAATATACAAAACGGTTTAGCTCCAAGCATGTTAATCAATTTCAATAATGGTGAAGCTAATAGTGAAGAAAAAAGAAAAGAAGTTGTAAGAAGAGTAGAGGCTAAATATAAAGGTAGTTCAAATGCTGGTAGAGCTATAATAGCTTTTAACGATAATAAAGAAGCAGCAGCTACAATAGAGGCTGTTCCTTTATCTGATGCAAGTGATCAATATCAATTCTTATCTGATGAATCTATGAAAAAAATATTAGTTTCTCATAGAGTTACAAGTCCATTATTATTAGGATTATCGACAAGCACAGGATTTGGTTCTAATGCAGATGAATTAAAAGTAGCTTCCGTATTGTTTGAAACCTTAGTTATTAATCCTTTTAGACAATTATTAATACAAGGATTTGATAAGTTAGATAAGTTCAATAATAATACAAGAGATTTAGAGTTTGTTAGTTTAAATCCTTTTATGGATGATGAAGAAACTACTGAAGAAGTTGTAGAAACAAATACAGAAGAAACAGAAGATGCTGAAACAGTTGTAGATAATGAAAATACAGAATTATCAGCACATCAAGACGATAGTTTAATAGCTAACGCTTTAATTGATTTAGGAGAAGATGAAGATTTAGATAAATGGGAGTTAATAGATGAGCGTGAAGTAGATTATCTAATGGAAGATTATTTAGATAGTCAAATACCTAAACTATCATTTTTATCTAAAGCTTATAGATTTGTAACAACTGGTACTGCTAGACCTAACGCATCAAGTGAGCAAGATGGTGAAAATAGTCAAGGTGTTAAATTTAAAGTTCGTTATCAATACGCACCGTTAAGAGCAGGTGAAAATAGTAGAGATTTTTGTAAAAGAATGGTTAGTGCTTCTAAAATTTACAGAAAAGAAGATATTATAGCAATGGAGAATCAAAGTGTTAATCCAGGATGGGGGTTAGCTGGTGCAGATAACTATTCTATTTGGCTATATAAAGGTGGTGGAGGTTGTCATCATAAGTGGTTTAGAAAGACTTATGTACAGCGTACAGATACTAAAATAGATGTTAAAAGCCCATTAGCACCAACAATAAGTACAACAAAGGCAAGGCAAGAGGGTTTTAGAGCACCTGCAAACGATAGCAAGGTTAGTGTAGCTCCTGTTAATATGCCTAATCAAGGATTTGTAAACAAATAAGATATGGCAACAGCATTATTTATAAAGAGTGAAGATTTAAAGAGGAATACTATATTAGATGGTAATGTAGATACTGATAAGTTTATGAACTATATTAAAATAGCTCAGGAAATACATATACAAAACTATTTAGGTACGGATTTATACAGACGTTTACAAGCTGGTATTATAGCAAACGATTTAAATGCTAATGAGATTACTTTAATTAACGACTATATACAAGATGCTTTAATACATTTTGCTGGGGCTGAATATTTACCGTTTGCAGCTTATACAGTTGGTAATGGTGGTGTATTTAAACACGTATCAGATAATAGTATTAGTGTAGATAAGTCAGAAGTAGATTATTTAGTACAGAAAGAAAGAGATTTTGCACAATACTACACTCAAAGATTAGTAGATTATTTATGTGATAATAGTCAACTATACCCTGAGTATTCAACTAATACAGATAACAAAATAAACCCAGATAGTACTGTAAACTATACTGGTGGATGGTGTTTATAATATGGAAGTGAAGCGATACAAACCAAAGAAAGAAAACGTACTTAAACTAAAAAAATATATAAAAGATGGCAAAAAAGCTGGAGGTAATAAGAAATTATCTGATAATAACAGATACAATAACACTTGAAACTGTAGAATATCCACAAGATAGGGTTAGATATAAGGATTACAACAACACTATACAGTTTAAATATATAGATGATAGTTCTCAAAATAAAGAATATCAATTCAGTGATTTAGTAGATAAAGATGAGGTTGCATGGGCTGATTTACCAACCTTATTAGATTGGCTTAGAAATAACTCAGGTGGCTCTGGTACTTTAGATGTTAGAATACAGGATCAAACAACTCCTGTTATTATATTACCAATGGCTTTAGAGAATGTAAGAACAACTATAACTGTAGAAGCTGTAGTAGGTGAAAGAACATTTACGGTTTCTGATGATACAGGATTCACAGTCGGTCATCATTTCAGGTTAGTAGATGTTAATTCTGATAAGTTTTATTATGCTACAATATTAAATGTAGCTGCTAATGTTGTAACTGTAGATACTCCCATAGATTTTCCTTACGCTATAGGCTCACAAGCTGTTGATGCTATAACTAATATGGCTGTTAATGGTTCTGTTACACCTGTAGTTTTTAAGCATAGATTAGGAATACCATCTACACCTTCAGATACGGATATAACACGTATTATTATTACTTGTACTACAACTGGAGGTATTGACTTATCAGGTTTTGGAGATGGAGACGCTTTAGATAATGGATTAGTTTTTAGGCAAATAAGAGATTTAACTAATAATATATTTAACGTTAAAACAAATGCAGATATATCTAACATAGCCTATGATTTTAATATTTATGACACTACAAATCCAGCACAAGGACTAGATGGTTTTGTAAGTAGATTAACGTTTGCAGGTCAAAATAAGATAGGAGTTTCGCTTAGAGTTGGACAAGATGATAATTTAGAGGTTATAATACAAGACGATTTAACAGGATTAAATTCATTGTCAATAATAGCGGAGGGGCACAAAGTAGAAGCGTAAATATGAAAGGATTAGTTGATAAAGTCTTAGCTTGGACTATAAGTAAAAAGCTTACTGTATTTTTAATAGCTACTATACTAATATTAAAAGGTAGTATTAGCGGTTCTGAATGGGTTTATATCTCATTAATGTATATAGGTACACAAGGAGCAATAGATTTGTATAATAGTATAAAAAAGTAAATAATTAGTTTCCTCACATGACAACACAAGACCGAGAAGAATTTGTAGTATTAAGAAATGATGTAGATCATATAAAATCAGATGTTACAGAAATAAAAAACAATAGTAAAAAGTTAAATGACGACTTTCAAAAGTTAACCTTTCACTTAATAGGTGATCCATCTACAAAAACAAAAGGATGGATAGAAAGAGTAACAAGATTTGACGTTAGACTAACGAGAATAGAAAAAGCTTACGCTATCGGTGCTGGGTTAGTATCTGCTATAATTATGTATGTAAAATTTGCAAAATGAAACTTTCAGAGAATCAAATAATATTTAGTTTAAACATTGCCGACCTTATACATTTTGCAAATAGTGTAGGGGTTGGTTTAACGTTTGGAGATGCTTATAGAAGTCAATATTTACAAAAGCATTACTTAGCTACTGGAAAGTCTAAAACAATGAAGAGTAAACACCTTAAAAGACTTGCTGTTGACTTTAATTTCTTTATTGACGGTAAACTAACATACGATAAAAAAAAGTTGCAGAAACTAGGTGATTTTTGGGAAAGCTTACATAAGAAAAACAGATGGGGTGGTAACTTTAAATCATTTGTAGATACACCTCACTTTGAAATGAATGTATAGATAATTGATAAAACTATACGTAATTAAATATAAATGATAAGAAAATAGCATTTTTATATCATATAACATATAAAAACCTACTAGCGTCATTCCGTTTCACTAGTAGGTTAATTTTTTAGCGCAATTTGAAATAAACCAACTTAATTTATAATGAGAAAAAAAGTTGTTGCACTAAGCCAGTCGGATCAACGGTGCTGACAAACCGTTTAAAAGTTTAACAATGCTAAAGTAGTTATAATTATTTAAACTACCTAATTTATTTTAATTATTTTTATAATCCTTATCTAAATCCATCATTACATTAAATGCTGTATGACCACCTATTGCAATTCCTATACTTATTGATGGTTTAGGAAACCACTTACCATAAGCAGCAGCATAACTCTTTACATCTAAACCACTGCCTACCTGCATTGCAAATATTTTTTGCATCTTACCTACAAACCAATGTACATAAGCTTCAATATGATAATGTCCACAAGCTGTACTTTGCATATTATTCTTTGCTTTATTAATAGCTTTAGAGCCTATACCGTGACAATATAAAACATTATCTATAACGACTTCATCAACAAAATTCCATCCTGGGGTTTCTAAAACTTCATTAAAACTCTTTATCCATCTTTTAGGAATACCACCGCTAAAAGCTTTTCTCATCACTATTAAATCATGATTTCCAATTGTTATATCAGCATCAGGAAAAGCTTTATACCACTTAGATATTTTACGAATTGCTAAATCTAATTCGTCACCACCCCCCATACCATCTGGATCTGTTTCATGAAAACTAGGATAATGAGAATCAATAATATCACCTATAAAAACAACTTTATTACAATTATTTACAGCGTATTGTTCTTTGCAAAATTCTAAATAACCATCTAAACAAAAAGGCTCATGTAAATCACCAATTATTAAAACTCTATTTTCATTTTTAATTAAATTTTTATACGCTTTTTTAATATTACCTTTTAAACGAGGTCTAATCTCTTTACTCATAAATTATAATTTTATTGCGAAAGTTAAATTAATATTTGCTTTATTATTTGATATTCCTACTCCTGCACCAACTAAGAACTTACTTTTTCTATTGTAATACAGTCCTACGGTTGGGTTTAATACGTTTAAATCGTTACTTAGATTCATTGTACCACCAATAAATAAACTGCTCTTATATATCGTTTTAGTGGTTTCTATTGTTTTAGTTGTATTGAACGTTTCTAGTTCTAAATCTCGTTTATAAATGTTATCAGCTAATATAGTGCTTTTAACAATTCCATTACTAAGACTGTCTAAATATTTATATTCATTTACTTCTTTATCTTTATAAATTATCTTAGTGATAGTATCATTTACTATTACTTCTTTAGGTACTTTAATAATCTTTTCAACTATTTGTTGAGGTTTAGTATTGTCTATTATGTCTGTTACGTACTCAATCTTAGTTTCTGTTTTAGTAATAACTTCTGGTTTATCCTCTGTAAACAGCAAATATACACAAATTATCAACAATACAACTAATATTACGTTTATTTTTTTCATGGTTATAAGTTAATCGTTATCTATTACAAATTTAACATTCCCTATGGTTATAATTTCTCTACACTTCTTAACACCATTATAACTAAGGTTATTCTTTTTAGCATAATCTGAAATAGTCATAAGATTTAAATAAGAGAATCCAAGTTCAATAATTTGAACTAAACTATAATTATCTAATTGGTCTGTTTCAAACTTTATAGCTATAAAATCTAAAGTTTTCTTAGTGTTTTCAATGGTTTTCATGTGGTTCAATTTTTTGAATTAATGTTATTAGTAGTTGGTAGTAAGTTTGGTTGGCTTTAATCGTTAACGGTAATTGTTTTTTAACCTCAACGTAATAGCTTATTTGTTATTAATGCGCCAAGCTCCTCCAAAAGCCTACAACCAACTCCTAATAACCATTATAAACAAATAGTTTTTCAACGCTTGTTTTACTTTTACCAATAACACCATTTGCGCTAAGGCTACTTTTAGCTTCTTTCTGCCATACGCAAACAAAGTCTTTAGGTGCATTATATTCACTTACGTACACTTTGTGTCCTTGTTTACTTTTTTCTCTTACAAAATCCCAAAACAAAATATGATTAAAGTCATTACTATATTTAGTCGTATTTTCGTAAGGTGGGTCACAATAAATAATACTATTTTCTGGTATTTTAACTTTGTTGTATTCATCATTCACAAAAACAACTCCTTTTAAGTTTTCTACTTGTTTATAAGTGTTTTTTCTTGCTTCAAGTTGGTAATCTCTTATTGTGCCTAACTTTGTTTTTGTACGTCCTGCATATCCTCCAAAATACTTACCGCTGTAACTACAATTAAATCCAGTCCATCCAACTAACCAAGGTTCATAATTTTGTTTTTTGTCTTTAATCATTTTGTAAGTTTCTCTACTTATTTCAGTAGGTGCAAGCCAACCATCATAAACAAGGGCTTTCCACATCTCTATAAGTTCGGTGTGTATATCGTTTGCAATTCTGTTCCCTGTTACTTTATCAATGGTATTCATACCTCCTGCAAATAGTTCAGTATAATACTGTTCAGGCTCTCTATCTTTTAATATAATTGGTAAAATCTCTTTTGCAAATCTATTTTTGCTTCCCATATATTTCATAATTCTGTCTTTTATTTGTGTTTACAATGGTTATAAGTGTACGTTAAAAACAATTAAAAAAGTTAATTAACCTCAACTTAATCTCCTTTAACTCAAACTTTATATCAAACAAAGCTCTTTTGTATAAGGGTTGTTCATTAAACTTCGAACGTATTTTATTTAAAACTTTACTTCCGTTTACTATTATCTTTCTTTCGAACATATTTTTTAACTGTAGTTAACTAATTAATAAAAACAATATTATTAAGGTAAACTTATTACTTGTTTACCAACTGTAATTGCAAAAGCAAGTCTAATAATTATAAATATCATTATTCCTACTATAATTTTATCTTTAACTTTCGTCATAATTCTATAATTTAAAATATTTGTTAATACTGTTTTTATTAGCGTAAAGTTATAAAATATTAAGGTTTAAGTTCAATATAGTTTTCACCATCGAAAAGATATACCTTACAAGGTGTATTAAGTATTTTTTCTGCTTGTTCACATCTGTATTTTTGTGCTTTCTTACTGTTTAAATCAACCTCGAAAGTATGCGTATTCTTTTCCTTAACAATTTCATAACTATCTGTAAAATTAATAGCTTTGCTTAGTATTTTTTTAATACGATCTTCTCTTTCTTTTCCAATATGTAAAACACCACCGTGCCATTCACTATATATTTCGTCTATTTCTTCAAATAATTGTTCTTTGTTCATTGTTTTTAAATTTAATTTGTTAATATTTCAACGCTACTAATGTTACAGTATTAAGTTATAATTAATTAAAGTTTGACTTTTTTCGCTTCTTCCTTTCCCTACGGTTTTTAGCACAAGTATTTAAGTGTTTTTTATAACTTCTTAACTCTTTTTCACTTGTTTCTGTTTTTTCTTCTTTAGGTATCATATATGGTAATTGTTTTGTATTTCTCTTTAACTAATAATAACTATGCATAACCATTATAAACAAATAGCCGTTCAACGCTTTTTTTATTTCCTCCAATAACGCCATTTGCACTTAATTGGCTTTTTGTTTCTTTCTCCCATACGCAAACAAAGTCTTTAGGTGCATTATATTCACTTACATACACTTTATGCCCTTGTTTACTTTTTTCTCTTACCCAATCCCAAAACAAAATATGATTAAAGCTATTGCTATATCCAGTCGTATTTTGGTAAGGTGGGTCACAATAAATAATACTTTCTTTCGGTATCTCTATTTCATTATATTTTAAATTAAGAAACTCAACACCTTTTAATTTTGGTATTTGTTTAGAAGTACTATTTATTGCTTCTGTTTGGTAGTTTGGTAATTTACCATTCTTTAATCTTCTGCTTTCAGGGTAATCTCCTGCATATCCACCAAAATACTTACCACTGTAACTACATAAAAAACCAGTCCATCCAACTAACTTTTTGCTATAATTTTGTTTTTCATTTTTAATTTTATGGTATAATTCTTTACTTACATTTCTTGGAGCTTTCCAAAGGTCGTAAACAAGTGCTTTCCACATCTCTATAAGTTCAGTGTGTATATCGTTTGCTATTCGGTTTCCTGTTACTTTATCAATCATATTCATACCTCCAGCAAATGGCTCTATATAATACTGCTCAGGCTTGCGACCTTTCAATATAATTGGTAAAATCTCTTTTGCAAATCTATTTTTGCTTCCCATATATTTCATAATACTTTTATTTTTGTTGTTTACAATTGGTTATACTAATACAGTTGGAGTTTATATTGGCATATTACGTAGTGCTAATCGTACCTTGTGATTACCATAACTTGTTTATCTGTTTATGATCTTCTGCGAGAACTTATCCAAGACAAACACCAACTAGTGAATATAAACAATTAAAAAATTAATCGCCTAAGTCATATTTATAATCGTTTCTACAAGATGCTGGTACTACATCATTATACTTTCCTTTACAATTTTCACATTTACCATTTATAAACTTTACTTCTTCTTCACAGTTTACACAGTAATTTATTTTTGTTTTCATATAATTTATTTTTTAAAAATTCATATTCTAATAAAGTTAGCAGTAATTAACCTACCCATTTAAAGTAACCTCTTATATGCTCTACTTCTTTAGTTTGGTCTATTAATGCTTCAATCGAATATAAAACCATTTCAGCATTGTATTCTTTTGGTTCTTTGTTTAATTCAATTTCGCCTTTTATAGTTTCTATAAGGTCAGTTAATTGTTTTATCTTCTTTTCTTGGCATTCTATTAAGGCTTCTCCTTGGTCGTCTTGCATATAAGATGCGTACCAACCAGCCATTTTTAAATTTTTAACTTCCATCTTGTTTAATTTTAACTACTGCTAACAAAGTGTATAGCAAATAGCCTATTAATATTCAGTTTTTAATTTAGAGGTTCGTTCTTCGTCTACTTGCCATACACAATGCGTTAATGCGCAATTATAGTTTTAGGTAGTGTTAATTCAACACAACCAGTACTATATATTTTACCTTTATTATCTATTAAAGTATATCTATTTTCCAAAGTCCAACCATTCATACTATGTTTAGTTACTTGTACTGGTTTTTCTGATTTTTCAATCCATTCAATAGTATCTATTACATTTTGGTCATTTTTACACCCAACTAAAAAAGCGCATAACAGCGTATATAAAAAATATTTACTCACTTTACTTTTAATCAAATTTCTCATAATCTTAAATTTTATTTATTATTTATTAATCTATTCTTAAATTATACAATACTTTTCATAATACTGCTACAGTTAAATGTGAGTTGGGTTGGTTTTAATAAACCTCAACAATGCGCTTACTTGGATCTTATTTTTGTTTAAACGGTAATGTTTTTGTATCATTCCCAAAGCCCACAGTTAACTCCGCATAACCTAAAATAAAACCCCTTGTTTATTTTCGTAGTTTGTTATTAAAACCTCAACTCTTCTATTCTTTAAATTTTGTCTTTCGCCTACAAAAATAATATTAAGCCCTCGCTTTTTGGCTTGGTCTAATATAAAAGGGTGGTCAAATTCACTCATAGCCCATTTACACTTTGTTTCAGTCAGTGCTTCAAATAAATCAAAACTATCCTCATTAGTAAAGCCTTTAACATAATTATCGTCAGTGTCTAAATATGGCGCATCACAATAAATAAAGGTTTGTTCTACATCCCTAATCTGTATGCTATTAAAAAACACCTTAAAATCTTTATTCATAAATTGAACATCATGTATTAACTTAAAAGTCTTGTCTATATATTTATAAACACTGTTTTTCGGGTTTTCTGTGCCATATTTAATTGAGGCTCCTGCACCCATAAAAGTTATGTTACTTAAAAATAAAAACCGTAATGCTTTCCTAACTTCACACAATTCAATATTTTCCTTCCAATATTCAAGTAAATCACTATGTATAGGCATTTGATAAAAGGCTTGTTCTAATTCGTCTTTTTTTGTGCTGACTACATTAAATAAATTAAATACATCACTATCAAGGTCATTTACAATATTATACTTTGCTTTAGGCTTATTAAAAAACATACCTCCAGCACCAAAAAAAGGCTCAATATACATTTTGTGCTTAGGAAAATATTTAATTATTCCAGCCGCAAGTTTTGTTTTATTACCCATTCTTCTTAATATCATTTTTAAAATTTTATCTTAGGTTATACTAGTTCGTTGGGAGTGATATTTGTGTATTAGTTTTAATGCTAATGGTATTTAAGCTAACCTTTGTTAGTCTTGTATTTGTTATAAACCATTCATTGCCTCAAAAACCACAACCAACTAGTGAATAAATACAATTAATTATTAGCGTCTAAAAACATTATTGTACTTTTATAATTCTCTATTAAATGCTCAAACGCTTGTTTCACTATTGTATTATCGTTTTTACGTTGTTGTCTTTTTGCTTTTCTAAGTTGATATTTCATCAACATTATTGTTATATATTTCATAATTAAAAATTTTTATTCTATTAAGTTATAACAAATAAAACTACTTTTGGCTACCATAAATTAAAGCTAGAGCACACAAAACAGTTGTTTCAAATCCAATATATTTACTCATTATAGTCCAAACTATCAAACATATTGTTGCTATTATTACTGTAGTTGTTACCTTGTCTTTCATATCGTTTTACTTGTTATAACTATGCATAAAATTTATAATGCAAAGTCTATTAATAATATTCAAATTTAATATAATATATTCTAATATCCTAATTAAAACATACTTTTATATAATTCATTACAAATCTTATACTAATACAGTTGGAGTTAATTTTAACATATGACTATATTTTTGCGATACCTTGTTCATAACCTCAACTACTTTCTTATTAATTAAATTCTGCGATAGATTCTTTAAAACTAATCACCAACTAGTGAATAACTAAATATAAAAATCACAAAAACTTAGTTTGTGCTTGTAATTAATACATTTACTTCTTCGCTTATTTCTAAATCATAGTGATAACTTTCAGTCACTCCGCAATTCAATAAGTAAACTAAACCTCCTGGTCTAATATTAATACCTGTGACTAATCGTTTTTGTTGTTCAATGTCTGTTTGTAAGTAAACAGTATCTCCTAATTTAAATTTTGTATCTATTAACATCATTGTTTTATTTTTTCATTTGTTATTCTAATAAAGTTAATCCGTAATAAGCTACTAATATTTTCTCACAAGTTCACATTTATAGTGTATATCGCCTTTTTCAAGTCTGTTTTTCTTTATCATATTAAGTAGTTCTTTTTCGTTTAATTTAAAACACCTTGTATTATTCTCAAAGGTAATAATATTTACACGCTTACTTCGGTTAACTTCACCTAAATTTAATTGCTTCTTATTGTCTTTTAACCAAGTTTCTGTAAACTCATCTAAATCAAAACAAGTTGGATCAATACTTTGATAACTGTTTGCTTCTTTAAAAAATTGTTTTAATATTTTTTCCATAATTCAAATATACTATAATTTATTTTAACACGCAACTAATTTTAGCTAAATTCGTTAATCCGTAATTTACCACTTACTTTATCTCTATACCTATCTCCGATAACTTTCTTCTTAAATATTTTCTCCAGTAATATCTACCTTCACCACTCACTCTTTGCGGAAAATCTTCATACCCAAGTAACCATCTAAAAATTTGTCTTGTATCTATTGGTAAACTTCGGTTAACTTTGTGCATAACAAATAAATCATTCAAATCGTCTGTTAATGCATTAATCTTATCTTCAAAAATTGCATCATTAAAATTGTCAACTTCACTTTTGTAAGCGTTTAATGTTTCTTTAATATCTTTTTTTATATCCATAATAATTTGTTTTATTTACTATTTACTTGTTATGCACTATTCAGTTAACTGCAATTGGTTTTAGATACTTTTTCAAACCTAACTTTACTCATACTTGCAATACCACCTAAATCATTCTCTATTTTATAATACTCTTTGCTTTCCTCTAAAAGTTCATATTCTTTTCCGATAGTAAGGTAGTCGTAATTTGCATTATCTACACAAACCAACTGTTCCCTTTGGCAGTTAACTATGCGTTTAGCAAATAAATCGTTTAATTCAATTGCTTGTTCTTTTGCTATTTGCTCCCAAGTAACTCTGTCTTCAGGTATATTTCTATTAATTGCAATTTTTCTAATTGTTTTTAAAACTCTTTCACTTATATCCATAATATTTATTTTTAATTTTTATTTACTTGCCAAACACTAATACAGTTAAAATTAATTTTAGCATATTACGTATAATTTGCGGTAATGCTTTTTAAACCTCAACTATTAGCTTTATTAATTATCTTCTGCGAAATCCTACCTAAAACTAAATATTAACTATGCGTATAAGTAATAAAAAAAGCTCCATCTACACCGCATAAATTAAATTATAAATAGAATTGGTGTGGTTGTCCTTCATTTATACATTTACGACAATCATCTCCTCCGTAAGGGTGTTGTTTATATTTACAAAGTGTACAAACACTTACACCTCTATTTACTTGCTCCTCTGTTAATATTCCAAGTATTGGTTTTTCATATTGTTCCATTTTTATATTTTTTTTATTTATTATGATAATGAATTAAATCTACTTTATCTCCTATTTTTAAACAATTACCTATGTAATTTCCAAAACTATGTATTTCAATTTTTAATATATTTCTATCGGTTTGCGTAAATCCACTACCACCTATATAAGTTCCAGTATCTATAATCCTCCTTACATTCTCTAAATCAATTCCATTCATCAACTTAGATATATCTTTAGCTAACATTATTAAATCTTTATCTGTTTTAGTGCATATATTCATATTTTCACCAACACACACAAACGAATTAGTTAGTATTTTTAAAACTTTATCCTCATTAATATCTTTCATCTTAATTTATATTTAAACTTATTAAATTCTTTTATTACTGCTTTATTTGGTTTGTACTTATTACCAATGCTATCCGTAAAAAAAACCAAACACTTTCTCCATTTAGAAAAGTATTGAGTTATTTCTTTGTTTCCCATTATTTTACAATCTCTGTAATTTCTAATAATCTTTCATCTCCTTTTAAACTAATTATCTGAAAATAAGTTTTTTCATTTTCCATAACTAAATGATCTACATATTCAGTTTCATTAATATCAGTTCCTACTAAGTTTCTTGCTTCTGTCATTTGGTTTAAAGTATACATAATTTTATTTTTTTATTAGTTATTATCTTATTTCGATACTCAAAGATAATACTTTATATTCAATAAACAACTATAAATATTATATTTTTTCAAAATATTTTGCATTCCTCTTTTTTTCCTACTCATACTCTAATACAGTTATAAGGTATAAACTACCTACTTTTATCTAATAGCTTACCAATAAAAGCAAGTGCTAAAAATACAAGTGTACTAAAGCTTATAAATGCTATTATTATCAAAATACCTTTTACAATATGTGTTAATATTTCCATATCTGTTTTGTATTTAAACGTTTACATCTTATAACTATGCGTATAACAAATAAAAAAATAAGCCATCTACACATACTAAATTTAATTAAGGTCTAAGCTTTATGTGTTTAACAATTAACGTGTTACAATCTATAAAATCATTTACATCCTCATTGCTTCTATCCATAACCATAAGATTGTTTTGCTTATCTACGACTATATCTATATTAAAAAATACATCTTCTACATCTCCATTATTTTCTAATACTTTTGGATAAACTCTCAATTTCGGTTTATCCTCCACCATTTTAAAAATTCTTTTTTCAGCTTCCTCTATATTTATATGCCCATCTCTAAAATTAATTAAAGACGTTCTTATGTTTAATTTTCTATCCGTTAAATTTTTCATTTTTATTTTGTTTTTATATTAATTTTATTTCGTTTTCTGAATATGTAACTCCTTTTAAAGAATTTGAGAACGTTCCTTCTTCTCCATATCCATTTATACTCCATCTTTTTACAACCTCGTAAAAAACATATTTTCTTCCAATAACTCTTTTACATATTAAAAAGGATCGTCTTTCATCCCAATTTAATGGTGCGCATTTATATAGTTTAGTCTCCATTGTTTTAATTTTTACCAAAATTATCAGCCATCGCTTTTATTTTTTTACTTGCCATACTCTAATACAGTTCATAAGCAATTATTATGCTTCAACTAATTCAAACCTATCTTTGTTATAATAATGAGCTTTACCACTATCATCTATTAAACAGTAAGTTTCATCACTTTCGCAAATAAGTTTATATTTTTTACCATCAGTTAAATGGTTTTTCCACTCTCCTCTATCTATGCATAACAAAAGCTGAGAACTATTACATAAAAGTAATAAAGCGTCTGTAGCTTCATCAAATGTTATTCTGTCAAAATTGTATTCTGTTAAAATTCCTTTAATTTTTGTTTTCATAATTCTTTACTTCTTTTATAATTTAAAGTTGGGAGTAATAATTGCATATTACGTAGGAATCCTGAGTAATAAGTGATAACCTCAGCTTAAATAATATTTGTTATCTTCTGCGATAGCTTACCTAAAACTAAATGTTAACTATGCGTATAAATTATTAAATACCACCTTTTTCAAATCGAGGTTTAGGTATAAATGTTTTAAATTTTGTTGCTATTGGTATAATTTTTAACATTCTTTTATACATTATATTCCATAGTTTAGTCGCTTTTGCTTTTTTATTTGGTTCAGTTTCATTATTCATAATAAAAGCTAATCTTTTAGTTCTTTGATACCATACATCTGCAAAATCCCAAAATTCACTTTCCGTTTTTATATTATCTATTCTCATAATTTAAATTTAACAATTCATACTCTAATAAAGTTAGTAGCAATTTTAACATATTACGTAGTGTTAACGGTATCTTTCTTTAAACCTCAACGTAATACCTATTTGTAATCTTCTGCGAGAACTTATCCAAGACAAACACCAACTAATGCGTAACAATTAATACTAATATCCAAAGCTTGTTACTAACCTTGTTTTTTCCCTATTAATACATTCAAAACTTGTCAGGTATATATATTTATGATAGTTTTCATTTAATTGTATTAACTCTTTACTTTTTATCTTTAATTCTATAAGTTTTTCACTGTTCATAATTCGATATTTACTTTTGTATTAAACCGTACTAATGTTACTCTAATGTAGTTAGCAGTAATTGCGCTTTATTAACTTAATAATTCTATCTATTCCTAAATCTATACCTTTGTAGTAAGCCAAAGAATCGTGTCCTTTTGCACCTTTTATCATTACTTTGTTTTCTTTTTGCATTTGTTCTGCCATATCAACTAAACAACTACTGCTAACTACACCTAAATTTAATTGCTTGTCATTTAATATTTTTAAAAGTTCTTTTTTACTTAATTCTTTACCATTAAAAGTAATGTAATCTCCGTAAGTTCCTTGCTTAAATTCAAATTTTTTATTTTCCATAATTCAAATGTACTTTATTTTTTATTAACACGCAACGAATTAGATAAAATTAGTTGCGTGTTAATAATTGTGTATTAGTCTAAAATACTTTCGGTAACGGTTGTTAAACCTCAGCTTAAAAGCCTTATATAAAAGAACCATCAAACCCCTCAATTACTAATCACCAACTCTTATAAATAATTAATTAAAGGTTTTGTAATTCTTCGAGTACCTCTGTAAAGTAAATTACATTACCATTTGTTTCAATATCCCATCCTAAATCATTCATAAAATTTAGTTGTTCTATTATACAAAGCTCAGCCACACCCTTCCATCTAAACCAAGCTACATTACTACAACTGGATTTATGTTCTTTTATGTCTTTTTCTAAACAATATTTTAAGTTCCAATCCTCAATTTTATGTATAGCTTGTTTTAATATATTCTCAGCTTTTTCTTTAGGTCTTAATCTCATATCTGTTTTGTGTTTATATTTAACTAATCATTTATGTGTCCAGTTGTAACAAATATTTTATTTAATTGTATCACCTATTTTATAAAGGTCATGATCTAACTTATATACAAAAACTTTAACAAATTTATCTTTAGTTCTAACATCATAAGAATATTCAGTTGGAGCTGTGTAAGTATGTTTGTCATATATAATACCTCCTTTAAAGTTTTCTATTGGTTTTTTTGGTTTTGTGCAAGAGCTTAATAAAACACTTGCAACAACTATGTAAATAATTAATTTAACATTGTTATTTAACTCTAACATTTTTAATACTTTTTTCATCTTGTTATTTATTTAAAATTATTTCTCTTTTTACTTAAACTCAATCATTTACTAATTCGTTCTAAACAATTAAAGGTCTGACATCATACTTTCGTATTTCACTATTAAACTTTGGTAACTCCTTAAATATCCGTGTTTATTATACCATTCACCTTTTATCTTTTTGTATTCCATTAAATCTATCCACTCATTAAAGGTAACTTTCTTGTACTTTTCATTTAACTGTAGAGAACTATGCGCATAATCAATAGCTTCATTTATTGCATTTATAACAGCTTTATGTGTTCTTCCATGCTTTCCTATCATTGTTTCTGCATCCATTATTTTAAGGTGCTTATTTAATATTTCTTCTGCTTTTGTCATTATATTTTTATTAAGTTTATTGTTAAATTCACGCTACTAATGTTACAGTATTAAGTTAAAAGTCATTTATGGCTGATTTTTAGGATTGTTTTTGTAATTATAATATATAATAAATACATTAACTAAAGCTATTAAATAACCTATAATAAATCCAAGTATAAACATTTATCTTTATGTTTTAATTAATAAAATTATTTTTAATATATTTAAACCAACCAAACACTATACAGTTAACTGTGAGTTGTGTTTATTTTCAAATTTACAAACTATTTATTTATAAAACAACTATATACTCATATTTATTTAATAAATATTTTAAAATGGTACTTCTTCATCTGTAAAAGCATCTTTTGGATCAACATTTTTCAATGGTGGTTCTATATATCCTGGTTCTTTAAATATATTTTCTGATTCATTACTATGTGTAAATGGTAAACCATCGTCATTTACTGTTAAATAAAAATCTTCAAAATCTCTACCCCTAGAATGACTACAACTAATTTTAACTGTATTCTTTTCACCTTCTCCATTTTCATCTATAAGTCTATCCATTGAAATCATAGTTTCACATTTAATAGTTGTTACACTTCCTAAGTGACCTCTAGCTTTTTGAGAATTTGGATTTTTATGAAGTATAAAACAAATATGTAAACCTAATGCAGACCATTGTAATAACTTTTCAGCAAGTTCTGCACTTGTTTCTATATCGTTTGTATTTGTTACTAAATCAGCTAATCCATCAATTGTAATAATATCAATATCTCCAGAGTATTTAGAATTACAAATTAAATTATCTAAAAACCTTAATCTATCTTTTACGCTTTGTTTTCTCATTTGAAAGGGTAAAAATTTATCATACCTATTACCTACAATTCTTTCAACTCTTCTGAATGAATTAGATGCATAAAACTCACCTTGTTCAGTATCTATAGATATAACATATCCGTTTGTTTTCCTATTACCAACTATTAAATCAGAATAGTTTGTTGAATTTCCACCTATAAATGCAGCTTCAATAAGTGATTTATTAAATGATTTTTTAGCCTTTGAAGGTGCATAAATACAGCTTAACTCACCCCTCGTAATTGCAGGAGATTTAAAGCCTCTTTCATCTAAACCTATATAAACTAATACGTCTAATGGTTTAACTGGTTTATCTAAATCTACAAAACATTCTTTAAATAATTCATCAAATGTTTTTTCTTCAGGTAAATTTTCTTCGATATTATCGTATAAACTTTCGTCTATTTCATCCATTTCATTCTTGTTTTTAATTCTAATACTGTTCTGTCTAATATTTTATCAAAGTTAATATAATTTTTATCAAATACAGTATTGTTTTTAATTTTATTTTGCATCTCATGATTTTTAAGTATAGATACAACCTCTTTTTTCTTTAGTTCTGCACCATAACTTATATCTGTCATTATAATATCCATCATCTCATGTATAGGTATTTTATCTTTATATGCTTTATGATCCATTAGAACCTTGTAAAATAAACTATATAATAACGTATCTACTGCATCCGTTTTATATTTTGATACTAGCATACTATCAAAAGTTTTTAATGCTTTAATTAACGTGTTAATATCCTTTACATCTTGTTTTTTATACTTAGAGTATTGTATTTTATTCTTTAATTTATAAATAACCCTTTGAGCATCTTCTATCACTTTGTATGGTTTCATATCCTATCGATAGTTTTTTTAAATCCTTTCTTATCATATACTTGTTCCTTAGTAATAGAACAAGTTAAATACATTTCAAAGTTTTTTAACTCTAAAAAGTGAGTAGGTTGTAGTAATAAGTGGTCTAATATACCTTTCTGAGTAAACATACCTTTTAAAGCATTGTCTATTTGATTTTTAGTGTATATTTCAGATATTTTATCTAACTTTATTTTATCTAATACTTCTAATTTAGATTTAAAATAAGGTTTTTTAAGATAATGCTCTCTTGCATCAGTCCATCTTTGGATAAATTCTTTTTCTGTATATATAATATCACTTACACTATCACTTACACTATCAGTTGGATTTGTTGGATTTTTCTCAACATTTTCAACACTTGTTGGATTTGTTGCTTCTTGTTGTGCTAATTTAGCTAATCTTCTCTTTTCTGCACTAGCTTTACCTGCTTTACTTCTACCTTCTAATGTTTTTTCCCACTTCTCTAAATCTCTTTTAAGTGAATTTTTAATATCTACAAACATAAGTTTAGTAGTTCTATCAGGTGCTTCTGGATTCATATCGTTAACATATCTAAAGAAGTGTTTGATTAACTTACCAGCTTCTTCATCTGTAAGTTCTTCAAATTTATCAATCCAATCAGCGTAAACTATAACAGCTTTCTTATTATCTGCCATAATTTAATCTTCTTTTAATAATTCATTTAACTCAATTTCATTAAACTTATCTTCTGCACGACACAAAGTATTGCAAGTCCAAGCCCAAACTCCAAATGCTTTATCACTAGGATATGATATACATTCATAAAGTGTATTTTCACGTCTTTTAAAAACTTCGTAATGTATTACATTGTTTTCTGATACTTCGTACAAATAAGCGTACTTAGATGCTTTGATTTGGTTAAATATATAACCTTTAACTTGTCCGATTCCTACAAAATACTGTTTTAGTTCTTTCATATTTAATATTGTTAAAAAAAATACCGTTACTTTCAGAGGTGCAGCTCTTACTAATAACGGTATAAATAATGTCTTTAAGTGTATTAAAACCTGCACGAGTTAATACTACGTCGCAATATACAATTTATTTACTTATTTAAAAAGTTTTATTTACGAAAACTACGAAACTAATGAATAACTATATTTCTTTCCGTTATAATGACTTGTATAACCACCTCCATAAACACCATAAACCCCACGAACTCCATTTATAAACTTAGATATACAACCTTCATTTACTCCTAATTCTTTAGCGCATTCTATTATAGATTCATATTCACCAATAAATTTATCTTCGTGGTCATGAACTATAACCCTTTTTCTATTATTATGTCTTGTTTTACTTCTGTTAATAGGTGTGCCCATATAATTACGCTTCTTAGATAAATGTAAATCTATAATATAGTTAACACTTCTTAGTTTTAAATTCAGGTTCTTAGCAATAACGCTTGATCTATTGTCATGGTTATTGTAAAAATAATGTAAAACATCTTCAACTTCATTAGGTGTTATCATAATTTATTAGCTTCTAAATAATCTTTAAAGTGTTGTTGTTCTGTTGTTGTTAGGTTGTTGTATCTACCATTTTTAAAATCAAGTAAGTTAATTTCTTTTTTATTAACCATAAAATCACCTGTTTTCTTTACGTTATCTTTTGGAAATATATGTGTGCTCATATCTTATGTGTTCTTTTTCTTAATAGTTTATTATATCTTTTTTTCGCTTTTTCGTAATCTTCTGCCTCAATCCATGCACTAAACCATTCGTCACTATCGAAATAAAAAGCTTCTGTATTATCTTTTGCTGTTAATTTCATTGTAGTTCTTTTATTTGATTATTTAATTCTTCTAATAACTCTTCTTTTTCAAACTTAAACCATTTCTTAGTAGTATGTGCCTTTTTAGAAATATCATCTATAAAATCACTTCCTTTGTATTCTTCTAACCAGTACGTAAAAGCTATAGGGTTGCCATGCGCTGAAAATTTACTACTCATTGTGTGGTGACCTACACATAAACAAATACCGTTATCAACATCCCATCTAGTTGCAGCGTTTTTACGGCTAAATATATGATGACTATTTAAATTTGGTTTGTGTTTACAGTTTTCTATTTCGCATTTCATTCCTGCTCTAAGTTTAACTAACTGACTCCATGCTTTATCTAATTTACCATCAACTCCTTTTTTTTGTTTCATAGTTTAATTTTAATAACTCTATAAATTTAATGTGTTTTTCTTTTGTATCTAACTCAAATAATTGCTTAGTTGAGAATATCCTAGTTTCTAAATTTAATATTAATTGATTATGTAAACGCCTATGATCTTTAATTGGCATAAAAATTACATCTTCTAAAAATTCATCGTTATAATTCCAATGGTGTAATTGTATTCCTTTAGGTGTTTTAAACTTTCTACTAAGATTTTTATATACCTGTGTTTTCTTCCAAGGCTTATCTTTATCCCAAATCTTTTGTTTTTCTTTGTAGTTGAGCCTATGATATTTTTCTCTGTGCCTAGCCCTTTCACTTTCAATAAACTCTGGATCTAAATTTAAAACATCAGTTCTTTTTTTTGTGTCATTTTTATTACAAGTCTTACACTTATTTAAATGACCATCCCCCATTTGTTTGTGTTTGTAGTAATCACTTAATGGTTTTTCAATACCACATTTAAAACATACCTTCATTTTTATATATTTAAGTTAATAATAACAAAGGTACGAATTAAAATGGTAGTAAGCTAATTTAAAGTGTTAATGTTTTATTAAAACGGTAGTCCATCGTCAATTGGTTCGTTTAAAGGTTCTGTTATTGGAGATATTGGCGGTACATCTGTAACTTCTAACTTTTTAATATTCCATCCTTGAATAGTATTAAAGTAAACTGCTTTACCTTCAGGGTTAATCCACTCTCTACCACGTAAATTAATACCTATTACAACATCTTGACCTACTTCGTAACCGTTTAAAACATCGCATTTATCTTGTACGAACTCTAATTGTAGGTCTTGTGGATATTGCTCATTTGTTGTGATAACTATTTCACGTTTTCTAAATCCACTTGCTCCAAATGTTGCAGTTTCTCTAATTAATTTAATCTTTCCTTGTACTTCCATATATTTATTTATTGATTATGTTTAAACATTTTAATTACTTCTATTGTCTTATCTAAGTCTTTCTCAAACTCTCCTTTTTTTAAACATCTATCAATACGTTTGACAATGTCGAATTGGTAAAGATTCCAACCTCTTTGTAAACCTATTAAATAAAGAGTACCGTATTTATCATTGTAGTGCTCCTGGTGTTTAATAGTACTTACTTCTGTTTTTTCTATCTTATTCATTTCCTTTTTTTATTATGTTTATTAATTTTATGTAATCCTAATTCATGGTTAAGTTCACTAACATCATTACCCATTAAATCAATTGGTAAAACGACAAATCTATCTCCTGTACTACAATATTCATCTGATGAAAATTCATCTGCTAAATCTTGTAATGCTAATTCTCTTACTGATTTTTTCTTTGTTCTCATAATTTATAGTTTAAAAATATTGTTCTACGTTATCTATTATTGATTGTTTGTCAAAGTTAAAGTATTTTACAATAACATCCAAACATTTACTGTAATAATCTTCAAATTTTTCTTCATTCATCTTTGAAAATGAAATACTATCAGCTTCATATATCTCTTCTCCTTTGAGATTTTGTCTTAACGTATAGAATCCAGCCTCAATAGTTAAATCATTTCTTAGGTGGTCTATATTGTTATATCTCTCTTGATTTTGATATATCATGTTAAGCAATGCAAAGAACTTTTTATGAAATTGATAGTTTCTAGGTTTCTTAATTTCACATTGTAAAAGGTCACCTACTTTAATACGCTTCATCTTATCATAGTCAGTATCATAAGCGACCTTAAACGTGTTGTTAAATTGTTTTACTATTGTGAATTTCATTTCTTCTTAAATATATAGTCATCTCTTAATCTCTGAACTCTTTTAACTTCCTTTACTAACTTCTTAAAGTGTGGATCATTCTCATATAGTTCTTCTGTATCAGGCAATATCTTATATGATATTACTTCAAAGTGTTCGTTTAAATAACTCTCTAAGCCTATGATGTTGTGTTCATAGACTTTAAGAGTTACATTTACAGTTTCTAATTTATACACAGTCAAATGTTTTAATTAAATTTTCTAAGTTCTTACGTTGTACTGGTGTCATTCTGTTTTTATTTAAAGCTGACTGTATGTGTTCTTTAGTCGCTTTATCACTTGTTAAGTATTCATATCCTCCTTTTTTAAATGCTGGCTTTCTATTTTCAAGCTCTTCAGGTGTAGGTTGCTTTTGTTTAGGTGGTGTAACATTGTTATGTAAATTATTACAATGAGTATTAATATCCCAAATTCTTTGACCGTTTAAAGCAGGATGAAACTTACCATTTTTTTCTACAACTTCTTTAATCTTAATAATACCTAAAGAATATAAGAACCTACCAATACCCCACATAACAGCAGCACGTTTAAAAGCATCACTTGCCTCACCTTTTTGTTTTTCTACTTGGCTTTCAGTACCACAGTCAGACTTCCAAACCCACTGCTCAGGAACATCAATACCATCACCTTTTGATACGTTAATGCCAATACTTGCAAATAAGTTTCCTTTATGCTCTTCGTATCTTACTTGCCAATATTCAGCACCACAAACATCATCTAATAAGTCTTGAACGTATCTTGCGTCTATATAAGCAACACAATTAGAACCGTATTGATTAGTGCTTTGAACCCTCCATTTAAAAGGCATTTCTTTTTTTAATTCGTTTAAATCCATAATTAAAATATATTTTGTAATTGGTTATTAATTTGTTCTACATATAATGACTCAACTTCTAAATCAATATCAGGTGTTACTAATGCACATTCTGATATTAACTTATCACATTCATCTAAACTAATTAAGTCTAGTCTTATGATATTATCATTTTTATCTAATTCAATTGTTCCAGTGTCTAATTTAATTGTTTTCATAATTTATCTATGTGAGTTAATAAAACATTCTTTACTGCAATATTCATTATCGCATGGTGTACCGCATTCAGCACATTCGTTTTCGTGTTCTTCTGGTGGTAAGTAATTTCCCATTATATCATATAAGGTTTTGGATACATACAAGCATCTATTACTATTATTAGTCCGACTACTATTATTAATCCAACTATTACTGCTCTACTTATTTTTTCTGCTTTTGTCATAATATATTGTTTTTGATACCGCTAAGATATAAATAATAATTCAATCTACAAAATAGAGTTACGAAAACTATTAAAAAAAGTTTCGTAGAAAAAATTAGGATGTTACTATAATAATGATTATATTCGCACGTATGAAAGTAAAGATATTATATATAGATGAATTTGAAAACCAGGAGTATGTTGACGGTGTTATAGATGAGAATAAAATAAACGGTTATTTTCACACAAGAGAGAATGTAGAAGATGATTCTGTTAATGTGTTTTTTGATGGTCAAACGCTAACTTTAAAAAGAGATTTTGTATTAATGGATTATTTAGCTGGTTAATTATGTTAGATAAAATATGTAAATATCATAACGATTGGATTAGAATAGCTTATAGTTTTCTTAATAATAAAGAAGATGCTGAAGATGTAGTACAAGATATGTATATTAAGTTGGATCGTTTAAATATAGAATTGTATAATAAAAAGTATGGTGATGATATAAATAAGGGTTACTTCTATACTGTTATAAGAAATTTATCTTTAGACTTTATAAAAAAGAAATCTGTAAACTATCATATTGATATAGATCAAATACAATTAGAAGAAATTGATAACTGTGATAAAGAAGAATGTTTTAATAAATTAATATATAAAATACATGAAGAAATAAATAAGTGGGATTACTACGATAGAACTTTGTTTGAGTGTTATATGTATTCTGGTTTGAGTTATAGAGATATGGCTAACGGTTCTCAGAAAGATGCAAGGTTAATATCTAATACTATGAAATTAAATGATAAGGCAATTAGTAACGGTATAGGTATTACAACGAGAGCTGTTAGTTACTCTATTAAAAAGAGTATGAATAAACTTAAAGAAAAGTTTGGAGAAGATTTTGAAGATTATTTTAATAACGATTACGATAAGATATGAGTAATTTAGATCAAATTAATAAAGTTATAGATTTAGCACCTTCAGAAAGCAATTTAGATACATTAGAATTATCTAACGACTTATATATTAGGTTGTATAATAAATTTGATTACGGATATTATAGAGGTTATAAGGTTATAGCTAATTTAGCTTATGCTAAAGAAACTATCGTATTTTTAAAGCATCCTTATATTTTCTTTAATAAAAAAGATTCAGTAGATATATATGAATGGATTAAATAATAACTATGGCAAAAAAGAAAATAGATAAACGTACTAAAGAGTACAAAGAAAGTATTAAGAAGTCTGAAGGATTAGGTGATACTATTGAAAAGATAACTAAAGCGACTGGAGTTAAAAAGGCTGTTGAGTGGTTAGCTAATGGTAAAGACTGTGGATGTAATGAACGTAAGGCTAAGTTAAATGAAATGTTTAGATATAAACCTAATTGTATGGTAGAGTCTGAATACACATGGTTTAATGATTACATTAAACGACATGATGAAAATAAATACTCTAAGCCTGATGTATTTGAATTAGTTAGATTGTATAGAAGATTATTTAGAATTACACCTAAGATATGTGCTAACTGTAATAGCGGTGTTAAAGCTATGCAAAATGTAGTTAGCGATATTAAAAAGTTATATGAAACTTATACGTTGTAACAATGAACTAAGTTTTTAGTTATATTATTGAATAAACAAGTTTTTTCAAGATATGGCACATGGAGGATCAAGACCAGGCGCAGGTCGTAAAAGTAAAGCAGACGAATTAAAACTAATAGAGAGGTTAGATAATATTATTGATGGTGATAATGCTATTAATAAATTGAACGACCTTATTAGTGATGGTAATTTTAATGCTATAAAACTATATTTAGAATATAGATACGGTAAACCAAAAGAAAGTTTAGATGTTACTTCTGATGGTGAAACTTTAAGTTTTAATGAGTTGTTGAATTTTGGTAAAACTAAATGAGAAGTACAAAAGAATAGGGAATGAATCTAAATTTACTATTGTAACAGGTGGTAGAGGTAGTGGTAAATCATTTGCTATAACATATTTAATTAACCTATTATCGTATGAGGTTGGTCACACTATATTATACACTAGATATACGTTGAGATCCGCCTCAATTTCTATTATACCTGAGTTCTTAGAAAAGATAGAACTGATGAATAAGATAAATGATTTCATTATAACTAAGGATGAGATTATAAATAAGATATCAGGTAGTAGGATATTGTTTAGAGGTATTAAAACATCCTCAGGAGATCAAACAGCGAACTTAAAATCAATAACAGGTTTATCTACATGGGTGTTAGATGAGGCTGAGGAATTAATAGATGAAGATAAATTTGATACTATTAATTTATCAGTTAGACAAAAGGGTGTTCAAAATAGAGTTATATTGTTAATGAACCCAACAACAAAAGAACATTGGATATATAAAAAGTTCTTTGAAGATATGGGTGTAGAGGCAGGGGTTAATACAACTAAAGAAGATGTTAATTATATACATACAACATATTTAGATAATATAGATAATCTTTCTAAAAGCTATATAAGAGATGTTGAAAGAATAAAACGTGTAAATCCATCTAAATATAAACACAAGGTTATGGGTGGATGGTTAGATAAGGCTGAGGGTGTTGTATTTGATAACTGGGAATATGGTGTATTCAATCCTGATAAATTACAGACTTCTTGTGGTATGGATTTTGGTTTTAGTGTTGATCCTGATACATTAACAGAGGTTGCAATAGATAAAGCTAAGAAGATAATATACCTTAAAGAACAGATATATAGGAAAGGTTTAAAAGTTGATGACTTAGCTAAGTTAATACTTGAAAAGGTAGGCGATAAATTAATTATATCTGAGGTTGACCCTAGATTAGTAGCCGACTTAAAACATAGAGGTTGTAACATTAAACAACATAAGAAAGGGTTAATAGAAACAGGTATAACATTAATGCAAGATTATCAATTGATAGTATCACCAGAATCAACTAATATAGGTAAAGAGTTAAATAACCATGTTTATGCTGATAAAGGAAGTAAGTTATATGTAGATGATTGGAATCACTCAATAGATGGTGCAAGATATAATATAGAACATCACCTTAGAAATCCTAACGCTGGAGCGTATAATGTTTATTAGGTAACAAACAAACAAAATTATAGTTATATTATTATGAAAGTTAAATTAAAAATACCAACTGATTTAAGCGAGATAAAGCTAAAAGACTATCAGAAGTATATGAGTATAGTTGAAGCTAATGAAGATGATACAGAGTTCTTAAACTTAAAAGCTGTTGAGATATTTTGTAATGTAAAGATTAAAGATGTTAATAGTATTAAGGTATCTGATTTTAATGAAGTAGTAGGAGTAATAGATAAAGCTTTTAAGCAAATACAAAAGTTTAAACGAAGGTTTACTTATCAAGGAATAGAGTATGGTTTTATACCTAACCTAGAAGATATGAGTATAGGAGAGTTTATAGACTTACAAAACTATCTAACAGACTCATCAGATTTACATAGAGCTATGGCGGTTATGTATAGACCTATAACACATAAAACTAAAGATATGTATCTAATAGAAGATTATGAGAGTTCTGAAAAGTACTGTGATATAATGAAAGAAGTCTCTTTAGATATAGTTATGGGTGCTAAGGTTTTTTTTTACAATTTAGGGAGCGAACTATTAACTCATACCCTAGCTTATTTGGAGAAGGAAGTACAGACGAATACACAAGCGAAGCAACTTTTGGAAGAAAATGGGGTTGGTATCAAAGCATTTACGCAATTGCTGGAGGACAACTTGATAAGTTTGAAAACGTCACTAAACTAGGATTACATAAGTGTCTAACATGGTTAGAGTTTGAGAAAGAAAAGAACGAATTAGAAGCTAAAAGAATTAAAAAATGATAGCATATTACGAGGTAACTAAATCTATATACGAGCACCTAATAGCTGATAATGATGTTAACACTGTTAAGATAGGTGTAGAGCAAATTAATGATGTAGATATGAATAAGCAAGAGATATACCCATTATCTCATATATTTGTTTCTGGTGCTGAATTTGTTACAGGAGTTGTTAGATTTACTATTACTGTATCTGTTATAGATATGGTAGATATTACTAAAAAGGATTTAAGAGAAGAGAATGAAATTTGGAAAGGAATAGACAACGAGCAAGATGTTTTAAACTCTACATTAGCAGTAATAGAAAACCTAGATAAGTCTTTACGTAGTGGATTGTTGCAAGATAATGATTGGGAGTTACAAGGTACTACATCTGCTGTAAGAGTTAGAGATACATTTCCTAACCTTGCAATAGGTTGGAGTGTTGATTTTACAATAGACGTACCTAATACAGTTCAGAATTGTGGATAGTAATGTTAAAATAGTATTAGATGAGTTTGGTGAGCGTGTTACTAAGTTAGCAAAGATTAATGTTGGTGCTACACGAACTGTAAACGGCAAACGTAGAAAGATTGATAATAGCGGTAAGTTAAGAAACTCTATTAAATATAATGCTAGTGTTAGTAAGTCTGGTAAGTCTTTTCAATTTGATATATCAATGGAGGATTACGGCGAGAATGTTGATAGAGGTAGAAAACCAGGTAAAGGTATTCCTGTTAATGAACTATTGAAATGGATAAAAAGCAAACCTATACGTTTAAGAGATACAAAAACAAACTCTTTCGTAAAACAAACAGAATCAAGAATCAACAGTTTAGCATTTTTAATAAACAGAAAGATAAAAGAAAAAGGGATAGCAGCAGCTAATTTTTTAAGCGACCCTTTTAGTAAAGAGTTTAAGAATTTACCAGATGATATTATTGAAGCATTCGGTTTAGATCTAGAAACATTTATAGAATTTAGTTTAGATGAATTAAATACAGATAGTAAATAATGGCAACATTTCAAGGGAAGATATTAGCACGTTCACCGTTTTATATAACAGCTACAGGTGCGGCAGAAATTATAAGTGCTGAGTTAAAAGTATTTATTTGGAGTGGTAGTACTGCGAGTAAACCAGCATCTGCAACATATATAATTACTAAAAACGCTTTAAGTGCTTCAAGTACTAATATTATATTCGAAGTTAGTGAATTAGTTAGAGATTTCTTTGAACACAATAGAAATGCTTATATAGATGCTTTAAATACTTTCTCAGATGCTTTATGGGTTGAAACAGAATTAACAGTAGTACAATCTACTGATCCACAACCATCAGTTATTAATGATATTTATTTAGCTGTTGATGGATATGGTGATTTTATAAACGGTGTTAATCCACAAGGATCTAATATAATAGTTAATAAGATAAATATATTAGAAGGTGAATCAAAATTAATACCTATATATGCTAATACAGATGGTATTGATAAAGTTGAATGGTTAAAAGATAGTGTAGTTATAGATACTGATGATTTAACTACTCCAGTAGCTTCTTTATTTTCTTATGATAAGATGCAGTATTTAACTAATACAAGTGATGTAGATGAGATTAAACTATATCGTAGTGCAGTATTGCAAGAAACTATAACTATTAACATAGTTGATGAGTGTAAATACACGCCTAAAGAAGTTAAGTTTTATGATGCTAATGGTGCTTTACAAAGAGTCTTTATGTTTAAGAAATCAATAGAAAGTTTATCGACTAAAAGAGATAGTTACAACGCTATTATAGGTAGTGTAGTTTCTAATCAATATACATACGGAACAGATAAACATCAATTTAAAAACTATAATGTAACAGGTCAAGAAAGTATTACATTAAATACTGGCTATATAGGAGAAGAACAAAACGAAGTAATAAAACAATTAATACTTAGTGAGTTGGTTTGGGTAGATGATAATCCTGTTAATATAACATCGCAAGATTTAACATACAAGACACGAGTTAACGACAAACTTATAAATTATACTATGAGTTTTAAATATGCTAATAATGTAATCAATAATATTTATTAATGTATAAGGTACAGATATACATAGAAGGCAAGAGATTAACTTTATTTGAAGATGAAACTATATCTTTAAGTAGTTCAGTTCAAAACATAAAAGATATAAGTAAGGTTTTTACAGACTTTACACAATCTTTCAATATACCAGCTTCAGTTAATAATAATAAGATATTCCAACACTGGTATAACTCAGATATAATAGATGGGTTTAATGCTAAAACTAGAAAGACTGCTAATATAGAGTTAAACTATACACCGTTTAAAGAGGGTGTTATACAGTTAGAGGGTGCTAAATTAAAGAATGGTAAACCTATATCTTATAATATTACTTTCTTTGGTAACTTAGTTAACTTATCAGATTTGTTTGGAGATGATAAATTAGATGTACTACCATTAACTGCTTATGACCATGATTATACAAGTGCTAATGTAAAGACTGGTATTACTACTGGGTTGTTTGGTGGTGATATTATTTATCCTATGATTAGCTCAGAACGTAATTGGCAATGGGATGCAACAGGAACAAGTTTAGAGGATGATGATATTAAGTATTATGTAGCAGGTACTAATGGAGTGAGTTATAGAGAGTTTAAACCAGCTATTAAAATAAATTCTATAATTGAAGCTATAGAGTCTTATTACGGTATAACATTTTCAGATAACTTCTTTAACGCAACTAATCATATAGATGAGTTGTATATGTGGTTGAGTAAAGAGAAAGGAAATATACAAGCATATAGTGATGAATTGCAAGTTTTTTCTAATATAAATTTTAATGGCGGTGCTTTTAACTTCTTTACATTTGGTGTTACCCCTGAGATTGGATATGAAGATATAGGATATAGAATTAGAATAGAGAATACAACTACTAGTAATAGTGTTACTTATGATTTAGTAGGGTCTTCTAATAACCCTCCAATATTCGTAAGTAGCGGAATAGGCGTTTACAATATTTATGTGTCATCTATTGTAGAGTTTAAATTTGTTGCAGGATATAATATATCAGGTCAAGGATTAAGTGATACTACACCTGTAACAACAATAACAAACGGTAATACAACAATAGCAGCTAACCTACCTGATATGACCGTTACAGAATTTATAGGTGGTTTAGTTAAGGCTTCTAACTTGGTAGTTGAACCATTAAGCGCAACTTCATTTAATCTAACACCTTTAAATGAATGGTATGAAGATGGGGTAGCTAAGGATATAACAAAGTATATTGATATATCAGATTTAGAAATTAACAAACCTAATTTATATAAGCGTATCAATTTTAAGTATGAAGAAACAGATACAATATTAGGTGAGCAATTTAGAGAAACTAATAAAGTTGGATATGGTGATTTAGAATCTGAATTTGTTTATGATGGAGGTACTTTAGATATTGAATTACCATTTGAAAATATATTGTTAGAAAATATATCAAGTGTGTTAGATAATAGCTTCTCTGATTTATTAGTAGGTAAAGTAATTGATAAAGATTTAGAACCTACAGATATTAAACCATTCTTATTTTATAATAGAAATGTAACTAATTTAACAGATGGATTTGGATTTAAAGATGAAAACGATTTAATTTTTGAAGTTAAAACTTATTTAAATGTAGGTCAAGAGAATAAAACAGTAACAGCAGATATAACACACTCTTTAAATTTTGGTGAAGAAATAAGTACATTTAATTTTGCACCACCACCAGTTAATCCTAATTCAGAAGTAGGCAGTAAAGTTTCTTTATATTCTAACTTTTGGGAGGACTATATTACAGACCTTTACGATAATAAAAGACGTGTATATAAGTTTGATGCTATTATGCCATTATCTGTAATTAGTAACATAAGTCTTAATGATAAGTTAATTATAAGAGATAGGGTGTATATTATAAATACTATAAACACAAATCTAACAACAGGTAAAGTAAGATTGGAATTATTAAACTATATAGGTGCTGTATCGAAAGAAGTACCAGTAGGATTTGATGGATTGAATTACGATTTAAATTTTGATATAAGCTAAAGATATGAGCGATAAAATAACATATGAAGATAAGGTTGGTATAAAACCTAAAACAGTTAGGAAAAATCAAGTGCAAGACCTTGATATGAATGAGATTAAAGATAAACATAATAATCTTGATGATAGAGTAATAGCTATAGAGTCAAGTGGCGTTACAGGTGTTACGCCTATAGATGTTGGTGCGGAATGGAGTAGTGGATTATCTTTTGATGTAACTGCTAATAACTATCCTGTTTTAAGTACTTTTTATTCATCTACTCCTGGAGTTGTTACATTAGATACTGCTGATGCTACACTAGACAGAATAGATTTAATAGTTGCAATTGCCCCAATATCACCAGCAACAGTTGGAACGGTAGGAAAAATAACAGGTACACCAGCAACAACTGCTTTAGTAGTACCACCTGATTACGACCCAAGTTTAGTATATCCTATTAAACAAGTTATAGTTAGAGCGTTAGCAACAATACCTGAAGGCACAAACAATGAATTAGTATATGACGAAAATGTAGGTACACCAACTGAATGGGATACTTTATTTAGTTCAGGCACAATAGTAGATTCAACTAACGATGCTTTTAGTGGTACTCACTCAATAGAAGCTACAAATCCATTACAAGGAGATAAAACAACACTACAAAGGGTTTCTGTAGAATCAACATCTAATATTAATTTACTTACTTTCTATATAAAGTTAAAAGCAGATTTTGAAGGTAGTTATATTTATATTAAATTCTTTAATGGTGTAACGCAAGTAGGTAATACTTATATATTTAATAACGGTGAGAATGGTTTTGATAGTTCAAGTTTATCATGGCAAAAAATAAGTATAGACGCTTCTAAGTTAAACTTACCAGTTGCAGATATTGACATATTACAAGTATATCCTTTTAAATCTTTTGCAGGTTACTTTTTAGATTTAATAGAAATACATCAAGGTAGTGGTAATGATGTTTTAATTAGTGGAGTAGAAGAAGCTCCAATAGATGGTAAAACTTATGGTAGAAAGGATGGGTTGTGGAGTGAAGTATCACCATCTGAAAGTAGTGGAACTGTATTAAATTTAACTAATCCTTACGGTATTTTATATAATATGAGTAGTGCAAATACATCTACATCATATACAACAACAGGTACAGTTTTAAACGCTTACGCAAGAGTTTTAATAAACGCTGCAAGTGAACCAACTGTAACAGGAGGAACAAAAATAAAAGGTAGTGATTTTGTAATAAGTACGGATATGTACATGACTGTATGGTATAATGGAGATAGAGTTGAATATTGGTTTGAAGAAATATAATTATGGTAAATAAGTTTTTAAAAAGAAGAGTGCTTATGGATGATGGTTTTATCTGTGCTGATGCAGATGCAAATCTATTTATAACTAACGCTAATATAACAGATTTAACACAGAAAGAAGCTATATGCACACTAGTTGCAGGTTTAAAATCAAATGGTATATGGTCTAAAATGAAAGCGATATATCCATTTGTTGGGGGAACAGCATCTCAACATAAATTTAATTTAAAAAATCCATTAGATACAGATTTAGCTTACAGACTAGATTTTAACGGTGTTCTTACACATTCTAGTACAGGTGTTAAAGGTGATGGAATAACTGGGTATGCTGATACTTTTTTTATTGGAGATTTAAATAATGTTCATATATCTATATATATACCTAATAATACAGCTTCTAATGGCGGAATTGAAATGGGAGCTAGAGATAATACATTTGTTATTAATTTTACACAATTAAATGTAAGTTTTACAGATGGTAATTTATATGGTGGTGCTCAAACAACATTATTCTCACCTCTCTCAAACTCTAACTCACAAGGATTTTACTTAACATCTAGGTTGTCTAGTTCTCAATATGTTAATTACAAAAACAGTTCTAAAATCCAAACAATATCAAGTGCATCAACAAATATAGTTGATTATAGTATGTATATAGGTGCAAGGAATGAAAACGGTGTTTTACCTTCATTTTTTTCAGATAGAGAATTTTCTTTTGCAACTGCTGGAGAAGGATTAAATGATACTGAATCCTTAAATTTATATAATATAATACAAACATTTCAAACTACATTAGGAAGAAATATATAATTATGAAAAAAATACTTTTAATATTATTATTTATACCGTTATTAAACTACGGTCAAATAACAACTACGGCAGATGTTAAATTACATTCTGCTGCTGGTTTTGCAACGGCTAATTTATCTCATTTATTTTCAATGAGTTTAACTAACGACTTTAATAAATCTTTTGATATTGATGTAAAAAGCGTTTTATTAATTTCAATAGGTAAAGAAGTTTATGATTATATAGATTACGGCAAGTTTAGTATTACTGATGCCGCGATAACATTTATTACAGGTTATTTAACTGCTAAGTTTTGGCAATGGATGCATAAATTAGGTAGAAATAAAGATTATAGAAAAACGCAATACATATTTTAATTATGCTTAAGAATATATTAGAATTATTAAAGGTTGATGAGTTTTATGGTAAAAGCGAGTTAATAGAAATTGCTAAGGGTAAATATAAAGCGCCTGAGAGTATAAAAGAAGGATATAACAATGCTAAAAGACGTATAAAATGGCAATTGAAAAAACAATAATATTAAAGGTTGATGCAGATGATGGCGTAAAAGAGGTTGAATCATTAGATAAGTCTGTAAATAAACTTGACAAATCAATAGAAGAAGTAAATGACACTACTGATACTTTAGGTAAGAAATCTAAAAAAACAGGTAATGATGCTGAAAAAGGATTTAGTAGAGGTGCTAAAGGGGTTAAAACATTTTCAACTGCTATTAAGGCTGCTGGAATAGCGTTAAAAGCTGCTGGTATCGGTTTAGTCGTTGCCGCTTTAGTTAAGTTTCAAGATTTATTTTTAGGTGATGCTTCGGCTGATGCGTTAACCTTAGCCGCTGAAACAATAAATAATATATTTAGAGGTAATAGTTTTGAAGATGCTGTTAATAACGCTAAAGAAACTTTAAGACTAAGAAAGCAGATAGAAATATCAGAAAAAGAATTTCAAAAGACACAGTTAAGATCACAAGAGGCAGCGGAAATAGAAAGACAGATAAGAGATGATGTTAGTTTATCAATATTTGAAAGGATAAGAGCTAACGAAAGATTAGGAGAGATATTAAAATCTCAATTAGATATAGAGTTGGCAGCAGCCGAAACAAATCTACAATTTTTAACTCAGGAAAACGAAAAATTAGGAACGCAAGAGAGTTTATTAGCTAAATTAGATGCGGAAATAAAAATACTTGAAATAAAAGAAAGAATAACAAGTCAAAGCTCAGAGCAAAAAGTAAATGAGGTTGCATTACAACAAGAACTTAACACACTTTTAGAAACAGAAGGTCTAATTAGAAATGAAGTATTTAAATTAGATGAAAGAGCCTTATTAACAAGACTTGAAGCGTCAAAAGAAAGATTGAGAAGGGAGTTCGAAGCAGAAGATTCGTTATTAGCTAAACAAATGGAAACTCTTGATATAGGAACGCAAGCATACGCTGATGCTGAATTGAGAAGGCAAGAACTAAGTAAAGATTTTCAAATAAGCACCCTTCAAACAGAAAAACAAATTTCAGATGAAAAGAAAAATATAGTTAATGATTTTGCTAATGCAGCTATAGAGGCTTTCGGTAGAGCATCAACAGCTGGTAAAGCTTTTGCTTTAGCTCAGGCAATATGGAACGTTCACGAAGGTATAACAAAGGCACTTACTTTAAAACCCCCTTTCAACTTTATAGCAGCAGCAGCCGTAGCTTTAAAAGGTTTTGCTTCTGTTAAAAGTATATTATCTACACCAAATCCTGCTGGTGGTGGTGTTGGAGGTGCTCCAGCTGGTGCTTTGTCTACTCCACAAATACCACAATTAGCTCCTGAGTTTAATGTTATAGGTGCTTCTAGTACTAATCAATTAGCAGAAAGTATAAGTTCTTCAACAGATACACCTATACAAGCGTTTGTTGTTGCTAGTTCAGTTACAACACAACAAGCTTTAGATAGACAAATAGAAGATACTGCTACATTCGGTTAAAAATGTAACATTCAACTAAAAACTTAGTTATAATAATATAAATATTTATCAAATGGAAACATACGAATTATTTTTAGATGAAGAAACAAAAGAAAAGGGGGTGTTCGCTATATCTTTAGTTTCAGACCCTGCTATTGAGTCTGATTGGGTAGCATTAAGTAAAAATGTTAAAATGGCTGTAGTAGATGACGAAAAGCGTATTTTAATGGGTGCTGCTTTAATACCTAATAAACTAATACCTAGAAAAGATAGTACAGGTATATTTAATGTGTTTTTTAGTGATGAAACAGTACGTAAAGCCTCTGAAATGTTCCTTAAAAACGGTTTTCAAAGTGAAACAACATTAGAACACGCAATACCATTAGATAGTAATACGGTTTCTGAATCATGGATTAAAGAAGATAATGTACACGATAAATCTGTTAAGTTTGGTATTGATGTACCTGTAGGAACATGGTTAATATCTATGAAAATAGAAGATGATAATGTATATCAGATGGCTAAAGATGGGTTAATTAATGGTTTTAGTATTGAGGGTAGATTTGCTGATATATTAGTACGAAACAGTAAGGAATTAACTGAAAATGTAACAGAAGAAACAATAAATAGTTATAATAGTATGAGTAAAGACAAGAAAACGATACTTTCTAAAATTGAGGATCTTTTATTTGGTTCTGATGAGGAAGTTAAGACAGAAGAAGTAGTTGAAGCAGCACCTGTAGAGGAAGTTGTTGAAACTCTTAAAGAAGAACCTGTTGAAGAGGTAGAGGTTAAAGCTGAAGAAGTTGTAGAGGTTAAAGAACCTGAATACG